ATCTTTTGGATAGTATTATAAGGAAAACAAAATGACAAAAGTGTTTGACGCAACAAAATTTAGAAAGAGTATCACAAAATCAATACAAGGTTTAGGTATTGGATTCAGCGATCCCACAGACTGGATCAGCACAGGAAATTACGCATTGAACTATTTGATGACCAGTGATTTTAACAAGGGAATTCCACTAGGCAAGGTTACAGTACTTGCGGGTGAATCAGGTGCAGGTAAGAGTTACATAGCATCTGGAAACATAATCAAGAACGCACAAGAGCAAGGCATTTTCGTTATCCTGATTGACACAGAGAACGCACTTGATGAACAATGGCTACAAGCATTAAAAGTAGATACATCAGAAGACAAACTGCTAAAATTAAGTATGTCAATGGTGGACGATGTAGCAAAGACCATATCGGAATTCATGAAAGGTTACAGAGAGCAACACGCGGACAACAAGGAGGGTGCACCAAAAGTACTATTCGTTATAGACAGTTTAGGTATGATGCTTACACCAACAGATGTCAACCAGTTTGAAGCAGGTGACATGAAAGGTGACCTAGGTAGAAAACCCAAAGCATTGACGGCACTTGTGAGGAACTGTGTTAACATGTTTGGTAGTTGGAACGTAGGACTTATTGCAACTAACCACACATACGCATCTCAAGATATGTTTGATCCAGATGACAAGATATCAGGTGGACAAGGATTCATCTACGCAAGTTCTATCGTTATCGCGATGAAGAAACTGAAACTTAAAGAAGACGAAAAAGGTAACAAGGTAAGTGACGTCAGGGGTATCAGAGCCGCTTGTAAAGTTATGAAAACAAGATACGCTAAACCTTTCGAAGGCGTGCAAGTCAAGATTCCTTATGACACAGGTATGGATCCATACAGCGGACTTGTAGATTTATTTGAGAAAAAAGGTCTCCTAGTACAAACAGGAAACAGATTGAAATACGTTGACAAAGCAGGTAAAGAACACATAGATTTCAGGAAAGCATGGGTCGGTGATAAATTAGATATGATAATGGCAGAGTTCAAAGAAGAAGCACCAGTTGAACAGCCAGAAGAAATCGAAGAGGAAGCAAAAGAGTAATGATCGACTTTACACACGAAGATATCGAACGTTTATGGAATTCTATTGTACACTACGTACCAGAAAGATCCAAACTTGATGCGGCGATAGACTTCATAAAAAGCCTGGATGACATAGGTGTTGAACATGAGGAGATCAAAGCATCTGCCGAGTTTGATCCAAAATTGGAAGAAGCAATCAACACCGTGTTTGGAGAGGATGACGAGTTAGACGCATACGGTGAGGATGAATAATGCGTACAGGTGTAATCAAGGATTGTGTTGACGACAAGACACTAGATTTAATTTCCAACACTCTAAGATCAAAGCAAGAACCTTTTTTTACAGATCATTCAGTGACCTGGGCATCAAACAAGAATACACAATTTTTCCCAATACTCGAATCAAAAATATTTCCGTTGCTGAAAGATCATTTTGAACCAATGGAAATTGCTATTATAAATTATACGGAATGTATGAAACCGTTTGGATTGCATTTTGACGACTGGCAAACTGCTGGCATGGGAGAACCACACATGTCCATTTTGCTACCATTATCTGAAAACAATATCAAAACATTTGTGTTTGATTCTGTGATACAATACAGTGAGGGAATGTCGCGAAATGAAAAAATTAGAGTCAAAGATTATTTTAAGGATCATGAAGTGGGAGAAAGTTGCTTCAAACCAGGCATGGAGCACATGACCACATACGGCGACAAAGATATTCTTAATAAAGTGAAATTATTGGATGAACTACAATGGAAAAGAAACAGTGCAATATATTGGGAAAGTAATTTATTGCACGGTGGATCAAATATTGATGAGAAAAGATTTATAATCATGCACACTGTAAGGAAAATGAATTAAAATGATCAATTGGTACAACGAAGTAAGTAGGAATCTGCAGAAAATTCCAGACTGCATAGCATACTTTGACAAGGAACTGATAGAAGCCAAGAAGCAGTGCAAAATATACGGTAACCTGGAAAAAGCAAGTGCGGCACTGCCTGGCATTGTTGAAGAGAGGTTTGGACAACTACAACAACTGGAAGCGATACTTGAATACCTAAATATCGAATTGCGTAGATTAAGATCAAAAACTTTTAGGAAATATTTAGAAAACTACAACAGAGCTCTATCAAGCAGAGATGCAGAAAAGTATGTTGACGGAGAGGACGATGTTGTTGACATGGACAAGATAATAAACGACTTCGCATTGATAAGAAATCAATGGCTAGGCATCACCAAAGGACTAGATCAGAAACAATGGCAGATAACAAACATTGTTAAACTGAGAGTGGCGGGCATGGAAGATGCAGACATCAAATAGGATAATACTCACAGACGTAGACGGAGTTCTACTAGAATGGGAACACCATTTCACTAAATGGATGTTGCAACGAACTTTATTTGACGAACGTGGTGCTAGATATCATCCTCACAGATTACTACCAGACAAAGAAAACACATACGAGATGGCAGAACGTTTTGGTGTGACAAAAGACGAGATAAGGAAACACATTAGAGAGTTTAATCGAAGTGCATGGATGGGCACACAAAGGCCAATGTTGGAATCTCAGACGTGGGTGAAACTGCTGGCCGCCGAAGGTTGGACTTTTATTCCTATTACATCACAGACTTCGGACATACCAGCACAACAACTGCGAAAGAGAAGACTAGGAGAATTATTTGGTGAGCACGTGTTCATAAATTACCATATTCTGGGCACAGGTGCCGACAAAGACAGCGCATTAGCGGAGTTTCACAACACCGGACTGTATTGGGTCGAGGACAAGCCAAACAACGCTGTAGCAGGGCTCAAATACGGTTTAAAGCCTATATTAATAGACCATCCATACAATCAAGACTTTGATCATCCTGACGTTATCCGTGTAAGTAATTGGAAAGACATACACAAAATAGTTTCAGGAAGAAAATGAAAATTTACGTAGGCCACGACAGCAGAGAGGATATTGCTTACCAAGTTTGCGAACACTCAATAAAAAGAAGGGATCCGTCTGCTGAAGTAATACCTCTCAAACAAAAACAAATGCGTGATCAAGGACTGTACACACGCCCAGTAGACAAACTGGCTTCTACAGAATTCACTTTTACAAGATTCTTTGTACCATACATGAACGATTTTACAGGTTGGGCGGTGTTCTGTGATTGTGATTTCCTTTGGAAAATTCCTTCACACGAATTAACAAGATATTGTGATAACTCCAAGGCAGTTGTGTGCGTACAACACGACCACACTCCAAAAGAGACAACGAAAATGGACGGACAGGTACAGACAGTGTACCCTAGAAAGAATTGGTCTAGCATGGTTCTTTGGAATTGCGGACATCCTAAAAATAAAATACTCACGCCAGATCTTCTCAACACCGAATCAGCAAAATTTTTACACAGATTCGGTTGGCTAGAAGACAATGAAATAGGAACCTTACCGTTGGAATACAATTGGTTAGTGGGCTGGTACAAGGAACCAACTGATGGATCTCCAAAGATACTGCATTACACCGAAGGGGGTCCTTGGTTTGATGGCTACAGAAATTGTGAGTACGCCGATGACTGGAAAAAGGAACTCATTAATCTTTTTAGTGCATAATGGATTGGAAAAACCTAAAGCCTAATCATTTTTACAAAGATCCTGTAGAACATATCTATGTACAAAATTTCTTCCCAAAAGATGATTATGAAAAACTGTATGAGAACCAAGGGAACCTTAAGCACCATGCATGGCAAGACTTTGATGCGAAATACAAGGTGGGATATGAACTGTTTGATAATCTTCAAGAAGTCAACTATCACAAGGAAGTCATAGCACTTTGGTTTTTCAAAGATAGAAATGATAAGAGTGCGGGGACAAAAAACATTTCTTTATCGGGCAAAGAGATAACTTACACACCTAATACGCTCTTGCTTACTACTTGCAAGGACATAAAATTCAACACCCCACAGAAGAGAAAATGGATAAACAGACCTGTGCTACAGTTAGATCTGCCATTGGCCACATTCAACAATATTTGTAAAGGGCTAAAATGACCCAAGGGAAAAGATTTGTAGAAAAATGTATGAATACAGAGGTCATGTCGGATCCATGGCCGCACCAAATAATTAATGACACATTTGACACCAACACTTTTCAAAAATTGCAAGATGTGTGCGTAGGCAAATTATCTCACATCATAACAAAGGACCTTATACATATTCATCCAAAAGATTATCATGACTACGGAATAGATTTTTATGACGAAACCTTAGACATATGCGAAAATCTTTTTGCAAATTTGAAATCTATTCACGAGATGTATCCAAATTATAGAAAGTACAACAAACTTGGCATTAATGCTCACATAAGTATCACTCCTCCATTGCCATACAAGTTTTACATACATCAAGAAGGTTTAGAAAAAACTTGGAGTTCAGTGACATACATCGCTCCACAACAAAACATTGGCACCAAGATGTACACACGACAGGATGAAAGGGCATTTGTGAAAGAAGCAGAATGGAAACCAAATTCAACTTTTATTTTTTGTGGTAATCAAAACAAAACTTGGCACAGTTACGAAAGTAATCAAAACACCAATCGAATAACTTTTAATATCTTCATTATGAAGCACAGGCACAATAAGTGTTTCTATAGCGAATGATATAATTCAACATCATCATTATACATTTGTTGCCATTTAATTTGAACATCTTTATCTAATAGATCCATTTGAGGAACCTTGTAATCAAAACGTTTTTGGCGCCAATGCTTGACTTTAAAGTCTTTGATCTTTAACCGATTACCGACATAGTGACACATTTTATTCCAGTCATTGTAGGAAAAGACAGTTACATCTTCGTTGATGAATTTGCATTGTGGTAGTAAATGATTTTGATAATCTCGGTGCTGTAAATTTGTAAGTGCATCGGCCAACCACTGATTTATTTTCGTAAAATTTATGCTCCTTGTCCTCCACACGTATTCGCTTACAGTCCTGTGCCACGGATCTCTCACAACAGCAAAAGTCTCAACTTGAGACAGATCAAAAAACATTTTTGTATAACCAATATCCATGTGTTGAGGTGGCACACCGCCATACTTGTCATTTGATGCTTTTTGTATGAACGAAGTTTCAACATTGTGCTCTTTCAGTGCTGACATAACAGATGTACCACCGGTTTTAGGCACATGGATGTGCAACAATGATTCGTTGTTTTTCTTATACAGAGGCACTAAAGGTCTCCTTTGCTACTCTTAACATTTCATAATCATCTTCAAATTTTTTCTGTCCCATGGCATGACCAAAATAACAATTTGTGCCATTCTTTTTATTGTACTTCCAGTCCATTGTTTCAATCTTCACACCAGACTCCAGCATTGCATATATTAATTGTTCATTATCATCGCCTTGTAAATTCTTGTAATCCAGATGTGACTTAATTTTATCAACTGACTTTTTATTCAACATGAATACTCCGGCATTAAATCTACTTGTTCTTAAGATTTCAGGTGCAAATTTTTCTAAACATGTTCCCTTCGCTAAATTTTTATGGAAACTTAGACTATTTTTTCTTGCTATCCTGTCATACACAGGTTTGAAATTATCTTTTGATGGGTACTCGACAAAGATGTTAGGAGCGTTTGGCCAGACAATAACATCAGTATCTAAATAAAGTATATGATCATAATTTTCCCACCAATCATCGTTGAAAAATAAGTCAAATCTTTCAAAAGTTGGATGTACCCAATTCAACTTTGGCTGGCTTACTAACTTGTAATCAGCATCTATACGTTTTGCATATTGTTCAACAGATAATGTACTGTATTTGTACAACTCCTGGTTGACCCCTATCTGATTGTAAGATGGCTCCGCATAATTTTCAACAGATACAAAAAATTGACCTATTAAACAA